TGTATATCACCGAGCTTCTGAGTTTTGCTCTAATTCCTTCCATATGGTTTGGAAAGATTGCACTTGTTAGTGCTATGACCCTATGGGCCATTTTCTTGAGTTTGTTAGTGGTTGGATGGCCACTTTTATTGGTAAGTATCTTGCCGGTCTTGGACTGGTTTTTATTGGTTCCCTTAATGGGTTTCCACTTACACTTGCTGCTGTTTTCTGCAGTGGTGATTTTGATGCTCACCTTTAGGGTTTGGTTGAGGCGTGAAGTTGCTCTCATCAATGAGATTGGTGAAGAACAAGCTTTATGGACTGAACGAGAATTCAGTTTTGGCAGAATAGTGGGGACCAGATATTTTGCCACCACATTGTTGCTGTCTAATGCCAGAGATTCAGGTAACCCCCTGTTGACTTTGGTGAAGGACAAGAAGATAGTGGAAGATCACCAATTGAATATGTATGTTGTGTCTTCAATACTCTGGTCAAGATTTGTATTGTCTGTTGATAAAGCAGTTCAATACAGCCCATTGGTGTGGCATTTGGCCATTTTGTGGGTTTTGTTAAGGTTAGTCAACCAGGTCAAGGTTGGAATTTTGAACCTGTTTGTGTTGTGGAGGTTTTACATTGCTAGCGTTTGGCTAGTTTTGGTTTCCTCCCCAACACAGTTTTGGTTCTTGTCCGGTTTGCTTTATAAACTACTTGACTTTGTTGCTCAACTTTTTAACCCATTATTGTGGTTGTACATTAAATGGACTGCCACCTACTGGATGACCTGGTTCGCCAATGTGTTGGTTGAAGGTGAATTTGTGAGCCGCAAATGGGCCAGGAGAGAGGGTTTTGCCCCTGCTCGTGGCACAGGGAATGTGATTGGTGCTTTCTCTGGGTTTATGGCTCGCCTGTCCATTGTCATTTCAGACATTGGATTGCCCTCCTACCTTCGTGGTAGTGTGGGTAGTTACAACAAAGGCACTATGGAGGACACCCTTGAAATGATGAAAGATCTTGGTTGGCCCATCAATGTTGAACTACAAAACCCTTCCCACTTTGCAGAAAGGAGTGACTACTTTTCATGGGTGATCACTGGGACCAACTGGCAACAAGGCATCCATTCTAGGAAAATGCAGGTTGACCATTTACTGGACCCACTGCGTGTTAAGGCAGTGGAATTTCGAAGGTCAGAAGAGTATGTGACTGAAGGAAATGAACTTGAGTCATTATCCCGTTATTTTAAATCTCCTTCATTTGATTTCCCTGACCTTGAGTTAGATGATGCATGGTTTCTATTGGGTGACATATTTCGCCACTCCAGGTTAACACCCTTTAACTATATTATCAGGATGTGGGAAAAGAAACATGCTCTAGGAAGTTTTATGCGTGACCCAACACGACCTTGGAAAAAGCATTCAAGGAAAGATTTTATTCATTCTATAGGCTTTAAGGCCTTTAAAGAATTGTGGAGATCCACCTTTGAGAAGGCTCCACTCATGACTCCTGTGGCTCATGTTTCAGTGAAAGGTGAAGCTTTGCCGCCCAGAAAATGGATGTTCGACAAGGTGCGCACTGTTATTGGTGTGCCCATTGGTAACTACATAATGTCAACCATATGGAACTATCAGCCCAATCACAATTTTAAATGGCGTGAAACTCCTATTAAGGTGGGAATGCCTTTGAATGGGTATTGGATGAATAGAACATATGAGGCACATAACAGATGCCAACACCATTTTGCAGGAGACATGAAAGAGTTTGATTCCACTTTGACAGGTGGTGTCCTGGACATGATCAAAGCCATTCGAAAGAAAGGGTTTGAAGACCACAAAGATCGAGACAGGATAGCCGCGTTAATTGACGTGAACTATGATCAAGTGTCCAAGCAATTGTTGAACACCACATCCACTGGAGATGTGTATAATGATGGAACTGGCTTGACTACTGGTCACACTTCCACGTCCATGGACAATTCCATTGCCACTGTGGTTTTGTATTTGATGGCATGGAAGCAGCTCACTGGTCTATCTGCCAAAGAATTCAAACATTACAATGAACTGTCTTGTTATGGGGATGACCATGTGCTTTCTTACTTGGCCACAAAGCCTGCTTCTTGGACCTTTGGTAACATTCAACATGTTATGGCTGGGTTCAACGTGACTATGTTGCTTGAAGCTTCTGGCAAGTTGAGCAACATTCCATTCCTCAGCAAGAAGGTGAGGTTTCCTAATGCTAGGGATCTCAAAGACTTCAAGGCAGCAGGGTTGAAAGAAGTCACCCCCACGTTTGCTGTGTCACATGATCGGGAACGCCTGCTTGGAAAAGTTACGGCTTCTGTCAAGACTATGGATCCAGTGTATCGTTACAAGCGATTACTGAGTTATCTGTCTTTGACTGCCCACCATCCTGACATCTATCAACAGTTATCCAAGATCATGAAGAACACTGGGTCTCTGAAGAGGGCAGCTAGCAGCATGAAAATGCCAGTGCCGTCCTACGAGAAGGTGCTTCGTGATTGGTACAAACCTGATGCCAGGTTTGTTGTAAATGACATTGATGATGACTTTGATGAGCTGAAACCAGATAACAACATCATATCTTATGGCACTGTGTCATTATGGGACAGTTTGATGGGGGGTTTTGCTCTCATCCCTGACATGGTCAACCCAACATTGTTCAATTTTGGCCATGTTAGAGCCCTACAAAGCCAAATGGCAAGGGTCACTTCCTGGCCAATGGACTTGATGGCTCTTCAGAATGGTGCCGTGGGACCGGCTGACCTTCAAATGATGTTGGCCAAGACATGTTATGGTTTTCTTGACCCCTCCATCTATGTTCAAATGTCAGGGAGTCCAAATTTTTCCTCACTACTTGTGAGGCATTGGATGTTCATGTGGTATGTTGAAAAGATACGGCCAAATAGGTCATACTCCCTTGTGTCAACTCTTTCAAAGAAAGTTTCGGCACTGTCTTTTATGATCAATGGCAAGGTTCACATGGAAGCCCGGGTTGGTTACACCGCCTTCTTGGATGTGTTTGTGGTGGGGCTTTTGGGTTTCATAAGTTTACCTCCTTTGTTTGAATGGATATCAGCAATTTGGTTGCCGAATTTTTCAATGTGGTTGGACAGACTCATGTATAGTGTGTATGCCAAGTTTTGGACCTCACTCTCACCTAATTACAATGATGTTGGAATTTTCCTCGATTCACTGTGGGAGAAGGGTTCCAATTTTGTATTGTCGGCGCCAACAGGCACTGGAAAAACAACTGCTTTTGTCAGATACCTGGCCCTCAGAGAGGGGTCCCGGTATGACAAGATCATCGTGATAGAACCTCGTAGCGCCATAGTAAAAACTGTGGTGCCTTACGTCACTGGTGTGATGAACCTTTCTGCAAGTGGTTTAACAAGTGGCATGGTCCTTGATGAATCCAAGAAAATTTGGTACATGACTGCCCAGGAATGGTTATTGCACCCTTCTTGGCACAAAAAGAATTTCCTTGTTGTTGTGGATGAATGCCACATTTCAGAGCCTGCGTATGCATTGATCAAGATTGAACTTATCAAATTGAGGGTGAAAACAATTTTTGCTTCTGCCACGCCACCTAACAATTTGATGACGTTACCAATCATTGAACTGAATACAGCAAAAATATGGCGGGTTTTCCGGGTGAACCATGAAAACATGGAAGCCAGGGGGTCTAGACAATGTCTAGACGATTTTAGAGATCAAGCTATTTCACTTGTTCATTCTTTACCTTTGTCTTCTGTGTCATTGGTCTTTGTGACCAGTGTTGGTGAGGCTTTGTCAATGAGTGGCAACATCTCACGAAAATGTGTCATCTTGAGTGCCTCATCAGACCTAGGTGACCTTGCAGATGCGCAGGTCATTTTGGCCACATCTGTTGCAGATGTTGGTGTCACCCTCCCTAATGTTGACACTGTGATTACGCCTGATATTGGCTTCACTTTGTCTCACACCCTCACTGAATCCTCAAGGCGATTCTTCAAATTAAGTGATGCTGCTCTCTTGCAACGGTCAGGACGCACTGGCCGGACCAATCACGGCACATGCCATGTGTTTAGGTATCCCAATTCAGGGTTGGATTTTTCCTCTAACACACTTTCATCAGAGAGTAGTTTTGTAGAACTACTCTCGACTGGTGTGCCTATGGTTTATTTGGAGAAATACTGCAAGAAAGCCATGATCCATGCATTTGGCATAGAGGACAAGGAAGAACCACTACAGTCTAAAATGCTGGCAGGCATTACTGAGCAACTTTCCCAGTATAGGACCCAATTAGCACCTGTCATAAAAGAGAGGGCTGAAATTATGGACCTGGTGACCAACACGGGCGAATCGCCTGCAAATATAGGCAATTACTTTTCTATGTTGGATCCAAGCAGGAACAGAGACATAATGGAATTGATAAGGGAAGAACTCCCTTTAATATTGTTGTATGGCAAGCAATATTTTGTTTCTGGTCAAGAAAAAGTTGACCTTGAAGAGGCTATTAACAAGTACACAAAAGAAAAGTCTAAGAGTGCACTTGGTAATATCTTTTCCAAATTTTCGAATATGTCCCAGCGCCACCCCTGATGAGCGGACACGAAACCTGTTTGGCAGGTCGGGACAATGGCTGATAAATCACCCCCATCATCGGTATTGCCGACAGAAAACCGTAGGTCATTGCCTATCTCGGTAGCCCCACCTTCATCAGTGGCTTCTACTTCTATAATGGTCAAGGAACGCCTTGACCGATTGATTAGCGAGCATGTCCGTCCTGGAAGCTTTAAAGGGAAAACCATTGTCATGATTGACAAGGAGGAGTGGGAGCAAATCAAAGACACCATTGATTCCATCCATGAGTCCTCCGACACTCCGACTGTGCCAGTTGCAACATTGAATGACCTAATGATGCAGCTGAACACTGTTAAAATGGAAAAGGATCGACTTGTTAATGCAAGTAACAAATTTGCAGTGCAAGAAGGTATCCTCAAGAAAGACATAGCAGCTGCCAAGTCTGCTCTTGACAAAGAACAGAAAACATTTGCAGATTTCAAAGCGGAAGCCGAGTCCACCAAGGCTGAACTTGTTAAACAAATGTCGCAATTGAGGAAATCACAAGACTCCACTAATGCTGGAATTGCCAATGCAAAGAAAGCTAAGGATTCCTCTGCTGTGGAAGAGTTGTCAGAATTAAAAGAAGTGAACGCAAAGATGATCACTAAACTGAACAACGAACTCCAGGAGCTAAATTCTGCGGTAAAAGCGGAAAAAGAAAGGAAAACCAAGCTTGAGAACAAGGTCACACAGCTTGAAGTTGATCTCAAGTACGAGAAAACTAAACTTCGCGTTGAGTCTGGCATGCCTCCCCCACTTCCTGGCACAAGTTCTTTTGCAGAAGCTGCGGTAAAAGCAGGGTCAGCAAGTGTTAATCTTGTCAATGTGGCTTTTTCAAATTTGTCTAAAGCATCTCGTGCTTTGTTAGCTGAAAAGGAAGATGCTGAAGATAAGGATGTTCGAAACAGGCTTTATTGGTTAACTCGTGCACTGCATGCCTCAAAACATGCAGTGTACAAGCCATATAAAGTTGTTTTGTCTGGCATAAGCAATGAAGTAAAATTCATTTCTTATAATTCTCGTCGACAGTTTGTTCCTTTCATTGAAGCAATTGAAAGATCTCTGCGTCCTGAAGGGGCACCTTTGACAGAAGATGAGATGACCACCATTTTGTCCAAAATAGACAATAAAAGGTTGATTCTCAACTCTGATTTCCAAAGCAAGGGTTATCGTACCTTGCAAGACTTGTTGGATGCAGACAAGGACTTCAGTGATTTTGATGATGTGAAATCATCAAACAACTTGGTCGGCATCTTGAAATCTGAACATGGTGTGAAGCGTGATGCTTCCGCCAAAGCATGGTTCATCAAAGATTGGTTCAAACAGACCAATGATGGCAAGAAAAAGACCAAAGAGTTTTCTAAGGAATTCCCCCCTCTTGGGGGTGATGAACCCAAAAGCTCATTTCACAAGGTCATGGAATGGTTTAATTCTGTTAAATCCAAATTGCGTAAATCCTTAGTCAAAAAGCTTGAGAAATCAAGCTTCAAGATGAGGAAATACCATCGATTGAGCCAAGGAAACTGGTTCCAACGTTTGTTGGCAATCCCTTATTCTTGGTGGCTCACCTTGTGGTGATCACATTGACCGAATCTTATCTCTTCCCAGTTTAATGTTAGGAAAATATATTTCTTGGGCAAAAGCTAAACTCTCTTTGGAGAAAGATGAAATCACTGGTGATTATGTGTATGGGTCCCTTATGAGGCA